ATAATTGTGGCCCGGTTGGTTTAGAAGTAACCAAACCGGGCTATTATATTGTGCGTCCGTGTGTTAATATGCAAGTATTAGGGCTCGGTGCTCAACGAGTTTGGTTAGAAAAATCTACAAAGCATTTACCAGTAGGATACTTTTGGTGCGAATGGTTCGAAGGCAAACACTTGAGTATTGACTATTATCAAGGAAAACAATTGTTAGCAGTAGAAGGCCACAAACCCGAAAATACATTCACACGGTGGGATCACTGGGTCAAAGTGTCTGATCGTATTACTATGCCAAGTATCATTAAGCCATTTGTAGATAAGTATGAGTGGATCAATATAGAATACATTGGCAGAAAAGTAATAGAAGTGCATTTTAGACATAATCAAGATTTTGAAAACAACATTACTCATTTTATACCTGTATGGGAAGGAGAAAGCACTGTTCCGCCAGAGGGTTATACCTTTAAAGATTACCCCGACGTACATGGCAGAATAGGTGCTTTTGTAAAATAAAATATTGACTTTTTTGGTATCTTATATTACATTTACATAAAGGAGTACATAATGAGTGATAGAGTTTACGGACCAGAAGAAAAAGCTAAATTAGAAAGACTAGTAAAGGAAGGCGTCAGTGTTATGCAAGAAGTTGACGACCTTACTAGCAGTCTTAAAGACACAATCAAAAGTGTTGCAGAAGAATTAAACATTAAACCTACAATAATTAACAAAGCAATCAAAGTTGCAATGAAACGAGATTGGACTAGACATCAAGATGCATTTGAGGATCTAGAGACGCTGGTAGCAACACTAGGTTACGACAAGGATGTCTGAAGCTGTACTACATAAAGATATTTTAGGAAATGAGATTAGCATGGGGGATACAGTTGTGTATCCCTCGCACAACTCTTTAAAGATTGCAATAGTAAAAAAGATTAATCCAAAAATGATTAATGTAGTTGCAGTAGGACGATCCTGGCCTGACAGAAAATATCCAACAGATTTGTTAGTAGTTAATGATCCTAAAATTACATTGTATATGTTAAAAAACACTAAGTAAATTATAGAGTCGCTCACTTACGAGCATGTAGATGGTATGTTGGCCATAAAACAACAAAGGAGTAGTAAGTGCCGTACGTTGACGCAATGTTCGATCGTGATAACGATGTTATACGATTAGTTGAACGAAAAGATGGTAAAAGAATTTACCAAGAATACCCAGTAAAATATACTTTCTATTATGCTGATCCTAAAGGAAAATACAAAAGTGTTTATGGGGATCCACTAAGTAGAATAGTTTGCAAGAACACTAAAGACTATAGAAAAGAACTTGCAATTAACAAAAATAAAAAATTATTTGAATCAGACATTAACCCAATATTTCAGTGCTTGAGTGAAAATTACGAAAATCAAGATGCTCCAAAGCTAAATGTTGCGTTTTGGGATATCGAGACTGACTTTGATCCGGAGAGGGGCTTTGCTCCTACAAATGATCCGTTTATGCCGATTACTGCAATTACAGTACATCTACAATGGTTGGACGCACTAATAACGCTAGCTGTTCCTCCAAAGACTCTTACAATGGAACAAGCTAAAGAAATGTGTTCCGAATGGGGAGACAACTGCATTCTTTTTGAAAAAGAAGCAGACATGCTCGACACATTTTTAGATTTAATTAAAGATGCCGATATACTAAGTGGATGGAACTCAGAAGGGTATGACGTACCTTATACTGTTAACAGAGTTGCCCGTGTATTAAGTAAAAATGACACTCGTAGATTTTGTTTGTGGGATCAGTATCCCAAAAAGCGAGAATACGAAAAGTACGGAAAGACATCCGAGACATTTGACTTTGTTGGGCGTGTACACATAGATTCGTTAGAACTTTATAGAAAGTATACATACGAAGAACGACACAGTTATAGACTTGACGCAATTGGCGAAATGGAAGTTGGAGAACGTAAAACAATTTACGAAGGCACTCTAGATCAGCTTTATAACAATGACTTTAGAACTTTTATCGAATACAACAGACAAGACGTTGCGCTGCTCGATAAGTTAGATAAAAAACTAAGATTTATTGAACTAGCAAATGAAATTGCACACGATAACACAGTGTTGTTGCAAACTATTATGGGCGCTGTTGCAGTTACAGAACAAGCAATCATTAACGAAGCTCATCGTAGAGGTATGCAAGTTCCTAACAGAAGAGACCACGGTGGCAATACACAAGCTGCTGGAGCATATGTTGCATATCCTAAAAAAGGATTGCATCAGTGGATTGGCTCAATGGACTTAAACTCTCTGTATCCAAGTGTTATTAGAGCATTAAACATGGCACCGGAAAGTATTATTGGTCAATTAAGACCAGAATACACTGACCAATATATACATGAGCAGATGACGTTGCATAAAAAATCATTTGCTGCGGCGTGGGAAGGACTGTTTGGCACGTTTGAATACACATGGGTCATGGAACAAAGACGTGATAAGACTATCACCGTAGACTGGGAAGACGGTCGTTCCGATGTTCTAAGTGGTGCTGAAATATATAAGTTAATGTTTGATAGTAATATGCCGTGGATGATCAGTGCCAATGGCACAATATTCACACATGAATTTGAATCTGTTATTCCTGGCTTACTAGCACGTTGGTACAAAGAACGTAAAGAATTGCAAGCAATGCTTAAAAAAGCAAAGGATGCAGGAAATGAAACTGAAATTTCGTTCTGGGATAAACGTCAGTTAGTTAAAAAGATTAACTTAAATAGTTTATACGGTGCTATTCTTAATCCAGGATGCAGGTTCTTTGATAAACGTATTGGACAAAGTACTACACTTACCGGCAGACAAATTGCCAAACACATGGCCAGTAAGGTAAACGAAATTGCTACTGGAGAATACAACCATGTTGGTAAAGCTGTAATTTATGGCGATACAGACTCTGTTTACTTTAGTGCATATCCAGTACTTAAGAAAGATATCGATGCTGGTATCATTCCGTGGAGTAAAGAAAATGTTATCACAATATACGATCAAATAGCCGACGAAGTAAATAAGACATTTTCCGAATTTATGGGAGTAGCATTTCATTGCCCTAAAACTCGTGCCGAAGTTATTAAAGCAGGCAGAGAAATTGTTGGCGAAACTGGCTTGTTTATCACAAAGAAAAGATATGCAGTGCTTGTGTATGATGAAGAAAACAAGCGTAAAGATATTGATGGCAAGCCTGGTAAAATCAAAGCAATGGGATTAGATCTAAAAAGATCTGATACACCTGTTTTTATGCAAGACTTTTTGTACAGTCTTCTTACTATGGTATTGTTACGCAGTCCTGAGAAAGAAATACTAGAAAGCATTTCAACGTTTAGAAGAGATTTTAAAAACAGACCAGGGTACGAAAAAGGGTCTCCCAAACGTGCAAACAACATTCAAGCATATCAGCGGGAAGAAGCAAAACTTGGTAAAGCAAATATGCCCGGGCATGTTAGAGCAAGTATTAACTGGAATACACTAAAGCGAATGAACGGAGACAAGTATAGTCAAGAAATTGTTGATGGTATGAAAGTTATTGTATGTAAGGTAAAACAAAATCCTTTAGAGTTTACAAGTGTTGCATATCCAACAGACGAGTTACGTTTACCACAATGGTTCAAAGATTTACCGTTTGACGATTCGGCCATGGAAGAAGTTATCATTGATAACAAATTAGATAACTTAATTGGCGTTCTAAATTACGATTTGCAATCAACTAAACAAAACACAACATTTAACTCTTTATTTGAATGGGAATAACATGAAAGTAGGCATAACTTTTTCTACCTTTGATCTTTTACACGCAGGACACATAGGTATGCTTCGGGAAGCAAAGCAACATTGCGATTATCTTATTGTAGGTTTACAAACTGATCCTACAATAGATAGGCCAGACACTAAAAATAAACCAGTACAAACACTTGTTGAACGTTATGCTCAGTTAAATGCTGTTAAGTTTGTTGATGAAATTGTTCCATATCAGACAGAACAAGATGTAGTAGATATACTAGAACTTTTTGAAATTGACATAAGATTCTTAGGAGAAGAATATAGAGAAAAAGATTTTTCGGGCAAAGATGTATGTCGCAAACGTGGTATTGATTTGCACTTTAATAAACGAGATCATAGATTTTCAAGCAGTGATTTGCGAAAACGAGTCGTAGAGGCAGAACATGCAAAGCAAATTTGAGATAGACATAAACTCAAGAGTTAAAAAACTTGAAGATTTAGTAGAACAACTTTTTCAAGAAAATACACTATTAAGAGCCGATTTTGAATTAGTTAAAAATGAAGGATGTTGGCTTTCTAAACAAGATGCTGATCACTTACACGGAGATATTAAGTATGAATAAATTTATTTTTGATGTTGACGGAACGCTTACTCCTAGCAGAGGAAAAATAGATCCGCTGTTTGAAGAATTCTTTTTACTTTTTTGCCAACAAAATTCTGTATATTTAGTTACCGGATCTGATTATCCTAAAACACTCGAACAATTAGGTGAAGACATTTGTCTTGCTACAAAAAAAATATATAATTGTTCTGGAAACGAGGTGCGAAAAAAAGGCACATTAGTTGACTCTAGTAACTGGGCATTACCAGCTGATGCAAAAGATTGGTTGTTAGACCAGTTATCTCAAAGTTCGTTTATATTAAGAACAGGAAATCATATCGAAGAACGCACAGGAACTGTAAACTTTAGTGTAGTTGGAAGAAATGCAACATTGAAAGAAAGAATGTTATATGTTCAGTACGATCGTTTAACTAACGAAAGAGAAAAAATTGCATCAGAATTCAATTGCATGTTTACTACACTAGATGCAAAAGTTGGCGGCGAAACTGGTATTGACATTTTTTTAAAAGGACGTGATAAACGTCAAATTATTAACGACTTTAATAAAACAGACAAGCTTATTTTCTTTGGAGATCGCATGGAAAATAGCGGAAACGATTACCCATTAAAATGTGAAATTGAACTTTATAATCGAGGTGTTTGTTATGCTGTTAAAGATTGGAAAGATACATTTGAACGATTAGTATATTTACAGGAGGCCCGTATAGCAGCATGATAGTAATCGCAGGATTTGGATTTGTTGGAAAAGCATATTATAATGCTTTTAAAACATATAGAAGTATTGAAATTGTAGATCCTAAATATAATAACAATAAAATAAAAGATATGGACAAACTTAGAGGTGTAATAGTTTGTGTATCTACACCACAAGATGACGACGGAAGTTGTTATATGGATAATGTTTACAATGTTATTTCAGAAGTACCCAATCATGTTCCTATAATGATAAAGAGTACAATTAGTTTAGATGGGTGGAACGAATTAGCAACAAAATTTCCTACGCATTTAATAACATTCAGTCCAGAATTTTTGCGGGCAGCAACAGCAGACGAGGATGTAAAAAACACAACGCATGTATTTTTAGCTGGCGGAAATACAGACTACTGGAGAGACTTTTACAGTTATGCATTTCCAGAAGTTAAAATTACAGTTTGCTCACCTAAGGATGCAATTGCAATTAAGTATTTTAGAAACTCTTTCTTAGCAACAAAATGCAGTTTCTTTAACGAAGTTTATAATTTTTGTCAAGCTGTTGGGCTTGATTACGACACTGTACGTTATGGTGTAGCAGCAGATTCTAGAATTGGAGATAGTCATACATTCATTGATTTACCTGTTCGTGGATGGGGAGGATATTGTTTTCCAAAAGATACGTCTGCTCTTCTAAAAATGGCAGAAAATAATAATATAAATCTAAATACACTTGAAGCAGCAGTTAAATCTAATAAAGAAATTAGAAAAAATAATTGACTTTTAGGCAATCTAACATATAATAAAACAAATTGGAGAAAAACATGAAAGACATTTTACAAGACATCGTTTCACACACTTATAGTTTAGGCTTTATTACTACACTTAAAGTTACGGCAGACAGCAATACGTCAATTGATAGTATGGCCGATGATAGATCAGTTATTATAACTGGAGTTACACACAAACCAGTTAACGAGTTTGTTGGCGTTTTTGGTATGCCAGACTTAAACAAATTAGCATACCATTTAAAAAATCCTGAATATAAAGAAAAAGCTAAGATAGATGTTAAACAGGAAGATCGCAACGGCGAGATAATTCCTACTCATATGCATTTTGAAAATGCAGCAGGCGACTTCCAAAACGATTACAGATTTATGGATCGTCGAGTTATTGAAGAAAAACTTAAGTCAGTTAAGTTTAAAGGCAACAGTTGGGATGTTGAAATAGAACCAACAGCAGCGTCAATAGCTAGAATGAAATTGATGGCAGGTGCTCATTCTGAAGAAACTGTGTTCTATGTTAAAACTGAAAACGGCAATCTTAATTTTTACTTTGGCGACGAAAGCACTCATGCTGGCAAGTTTACATTCCAGCACGGTATCACTGGAAAACTTACTCATACCTGGGCATGGCCTGTTTCGCAAACTATTGCTATCCTTGGACTCGACGGTGATAAAAAACTTTCAATTACAGATCAGGGTGCAATGAAGATCACTGTTGATAGTGGTATGGCCAAATACGATTACATACTTCCTGCACAACAAAAATAAGGAGTTAATTGTGGAACAGTTTGATATTAAAGAGTTTGCACAGATGTTTGACGCAGCACTTGCGTCAGACAACCCTACTGTTAAAAAAGCACTGCGTAACTTTATGATGGTGGCTGCTATTGTTCACGCACAAGAACTAAACGAAGACGAACGGTTAATGGGTCCGTTGGAAACACTGTTAAAGAAAGTATCAGATCTTGAGAGTTTGGTACACAATCTAAACCAAACTCGTACATATAAAGACAATTACAGAGACTACTATAGAGATCATATTGCTACAAGTCCAACTTGGGTGTATTCGCCTAACACCAATGTTAGCAGTATTAGCTCTACTACCGGTACAAATACTGCATACAGCACTACAGAATTAAAAGAGTTAATGAAAGATTTAAAGTTTAAATGAATAGCAATCTAACCGCTGCGCAAAATGATTATGCTGTATTTTTGCCCAGCATTAGCGGTTTTTATGCCACTTATGTTGGTAAACAACGATTCTCCGATTATGTAGATCCTGCACGAATTCCTGCAGGTCTTGGATCCGTAGAAGCACTTAATTTTTTAAATTCAAAAGAAGGTGCATTTCACTATAAGTGGGCACTGTATTCTGCAGGTCATGCTGAGCTTGATACAGCTAAACATTCCGAAAAAGAAGACATGCTTAGGAATAGAGATCGAGATAATAGTTGGCTGCTAGGCGACTCGGGTGGGTTCCAAATTGCAAAAGGGCTGTGGCCCGGTAACTGGACTGATCCCAATTGTCCGCAAGCACAAAAGAAGCGTGAGCTAGTTGTAAACTGGATGGAAGAATACATGGACTACGGCATGATGCTGGATATTCCAACGTGGACATTCCAAGACAAAAAAGCTGCTAAAGCTGCAAACATTTATAGCTACCAAGACGCAGTAGATGCCACACACATCAATGCTCGATACTATATGGCAAATAGACGCGGTAACTTTAAAGTTCTTAATGTTCTGCAAGGTAGCAACCATGCCGATGCAGATCATTGGTACAACGAATTTAAAGACTATTGTGATCCAAAAAAGTATCCTGACACACATTTTAATGGGTGGGCAATGGGTGGACAAAATATGTGTGACGTTCACCTAATTCTTCGAAGAATTGTTACAATGATTCACGACGGACTGCTCGAAACAGGCGTGCATGATGTTATGCACTTTCTCGGCACAAGTAAATTAGAATGGGCAGTGTTGTTAACAGATATTCAACGTGCTGTTAGAAAATATCACAATCCTAATTTTATGATTACATACGACTGTGCAAGTCCCTTTCTTGCTACAGCAAATGGTCAAATTTATCATACTATACGAATGGAAGACCGCGGAAAGTGGAGTTACATGATGAGTCCAAGTGTCGACGATAAAGTTTACGCAACCGACTCCAGACCGTTTAAGGATGCTTACATAGAATACAAAACAAATGAAGCAAACTTAATAGAAGACTCGAATCAAAGAAACGAGGCGTTGTCTAAAATTGGGTTTGAAGACTCTCCAATTAGCAAGCATTTAGCTATTAAAGACGTTTGCATTTATAAGCCCGGTGACTTAAACAAAATTGGAAAAGAAGGTAAAACCAGTTGGGATAGTTTTTCCTATGCACTACAAATGGGTCACAATGTGTGGATGCATATAGAAAGTACTCAACGTGCAAACAGACTTTATGATACTGATCAATACCCATATATGTTAGTTGAAGAAAAATTTGACAAAAAACTTTTCCGCGACATAGTTGACGAAATTTTTAGTTTAAAAGACAGAAGTAAAAGTCTCAAATTAATCGATAAACACAGCAGATTCTGGATGCAAGTTATTGGTACTAGACTCAATGTTGGTAAAAAGACTGTTAATGCTCTTACAAATTACCAAAAGCTAACTGAAGAAGAGCATAAAGAAATTACCGAAGAAATGCTTAGTGAAGAAGAATTGGCTCGGTGGAGTAAGAAAAAGGTTGTAACAACAGCATTTATGCCAGAAGATTTATGGGAGAATAATTAATGAGTAATTATGACGACGAGGATGATAAGCTAAAAGCTCACCTTGAAGAATTAAAAAGAAAACACAAAGAATTAGATAATTATATCAAATCAGAATTTAACAATCAAAATATTATTCCAGAAGTTTACAAGTTAAAAACACAAAAGCTGTGGCTCAAGGACGAAATACACAGAATAGAGACTAAGATACTAAACCACGGTAACACAGTTAATGGCACTATCTGAAAATAAATTAAAACTAGAAGCATTAGAACTTGCATTAATAGACTTAGACCGTATAATAGAAACATTAAAATCTCAATCGTATCCTGAAGATCAAATAAATGAATATGTTAAAAAACGTTGGTCTGTGTGGAATGAAATATATCAGGTAAAAAAATCATGAAAAGAATTTATGAACAAGGCACCGAAGAACAAATACAGTACTTTGTTGGCACAGAAGTTGAACATACTCCAGCGTTTGGCAAAAAGACTTTGTTTGTAGTAGGTATAAAAGATCCTGACGAAATCAAAGCTATTGCAAATGCAAATAACGTAGACCACATTTACTAAGGAGCAAATCAAAGCTTTTCTATAACAGGCAAATGGGGCACTGACGAAGAAGTAGCAGGCTGGGAAGGTATGGTACTATCTTTGATAAAATCAGGATTTTGGGTGACACTAGATTTTGATATTAGATGTACCGAGTGGATTCTAGAAGCCGGATTTACTAGTTACAATAAGTTTATCCCAATGATATCCGCAAAGTTGCCTTATATATCGCAACTTGGATATAACGCTTGTCTTAAATTAGACGATAAAGATTTTGATGCGACCAATCCGGGTGTTTGGACGCACAGGGTCCATGACTTGTTAGATAAATCTGTGTTTACGGATTGGTCGAAGTACACAACTGACACTATTATCAGTTGACGACATAGCAAACATGCGTTATAGTAATGAGTATAGACAGAAGCTCAATAGAGCGTTACTACGAATATATGCTAAGAAAAATTAGAGAAACAAGAATGACAACAACAGAAGTAAAAAGTATTTGGGTTACCTTCCGAAAAGAGGGCGTACATTTATACCCAGCAGCAGCAACAGATCCTAAGTTAGCCACTGGCGACTGGGACGATGTATCCTTTTTAGGTGTTCCACATAGACACATTTTTCATTTCAAAGTTCGTATTGAAGTATTTCACGACGATCGAGACATTGAATTTATTCAATTTAAACGCTGGCTTGAAAAATTGTACAGCGAAGACATCCTAGAACTAAATCACAAGTCGTGTGAAATGATTAGCGACGACTTGAATCAAGAAATTTCTGCAAGGTATCCGGGCCGCTTTGTAGAAATTGAAGTCTCCGAAGACGGAGAAAATGGCTCATTAATCTTTTATCACAATACTAAACAGTAACGCCAGCTAAAGGAGAAATTAAATGGCAATTACTAACCCTACCGTTAACAAAGTGTTTTCGGACCTTGAAGAGTTTCGTAACTTTTGTCGATTTGAAGGGCATGTGTTTAACGAAGCAGATTTGTATAAGTCTGACGCAAGAGCGTGGCAGGCATTTACAAAGCACAGAAACTGGCTTCGTGCAAAGTCAAGAGTAAAGGTAAAGCGTAATGCGTAAACTATTCTACATGGGGCTAGAGCCCTATGAGGGTAGATACACACTTCAGTTAGAAGATTGGAGTCGTACAGTGTTTGAACGCCGTGGCATTGAGTATATCTCAGTGCCCGGTGTTACCATTGATAACACCAAGTCTATCCAAGTAGGACAAGTGCTGGATGCACACGGACGTTCGTATTTCGGTATGAGCCAAATGATGAATCTAGTACAGATGATGCGAAATGGCGAAGTAACCGGTGAAGATGTAGTTTTCTTTGAAGATATGTTTCAACCTGGCATTGAATCGCTTCCTTATATCATGGATCAGATTCCTGCTGAACAACGACCAAAGGTTTGGGTACGTTGTCTAGCACAAGCAGTTGACCCCGACGACTTTGTACACGTTTGGGGCATGAGCCGTTGGATGAGTTTGTATGAAGAAATGACCAACGAATTTGTTACTGGTGTTCTTGCTAGTAACGAAGAAATGGTTGCTCATATGAAAATTGCTAACTGGCGGGCGCCACTTTATAATGTTAGTGGACTTGCATTTGGCAAGGCAGAAGTGCAAGGCAGAGTTGGCGATATCAAGCCGTTTGAACAACGTGCAAAACGTGTAGTGTTTGCTGCACGTTGGGATCAAGAAAAGCAACCAGACTTCTATATGGATATGGCTGAAGAAATTGGCGGATATAAAACAGAATTTGCTATTCTTCAAGGCGGTCCACTGCGTTCAAACAATCCTAAATACATTGAACGTGCAAGAGCATTAGAAGCACAGGGTAAACTCAAGATTTACGAAAATCTTAAAAAGAACGAATATTACGACATTCTAAATGATAGTCGCGTATTGTTTAACTGTGCGCTGCAAGACTGGACTAGCAACACTGTAAGTGAAGCAGATGCACTGGGTTGTAATGTACTGTTTCCTGCTTATCGTAGTTTTCCAGAAATCTTTGCCAACGATCATACAAGAATGTATGTTCCGTGGAGCAAGGAAGATGCAATGAGTAAACTGTACACTCTACTGCAACAGCAACATAAAGACATTGGTAAAATTAGCGACTGGACTGATGCTACCGTTGATCGTTATATTGATATTATGCAAGGTAACGGTGAACAGTGGCGCAGAGACAGCAATCGTTATAGAGATCATGTAGCGGAGAAGAAGTATTGAGTAGAGCTAATATACACAAATCTCATGCACCAAAATGTGTATTGCCAGACTGTAATAATCTAGTTCATTATATAAACAAATCTAAAAGAAGTGATAACTCTGACAGTTATCACTGGAATACTTTATGTCCGCGCCATCTAAATACTATACAAGGCAAAAGTGAAGTAAAAACTTTTAAAGAAGATCGTGGATGCGAAGCTGTTAAAGTCGGATTTGAGTGTCCAGGAAATCATGGTCAATTCCAAATTGATCATATTGATGGAAATAAATATAACGTTGACGAAAATAATATAGCAATATTATGTCCTAACTGCCATCAACGAAAAACTCTTGAAAATAAAGATTATAATAGAAGATATAAAGTTCAAATTGATTTACCATCAAATTTGTGGGTGATTGCATTATGAAAGTATTAGTTACAGGAGCCACAGGTTATATTGGCAGTCATGTTTGTCGTTTGTTAAAAGAACACGGACACTATGTTGAAGCGTGGGATATTAATATTCATCAAGAATATAATGATATAGTTGGTTACTGCGACCAATACTTTAATTACGATATAACTAAGGATGTGCGCGGCGAGTTTGATGCTGTTGTGCATTTAGCAGGAAGATCTATTGTTCCTATTAGCATGAAAATTCCTACAGAATACTATCGTGTTAATACTATGGGCACTGCTAATATGCTGGACAAGGTTAAAACTCCTCACATACTGTTTGCCAGTACAAGCAGTGCGTGGGAAATGGCATCACCTTATGCTCGCAGTAAAGTAGCAGCAGAAGATGTTATAAAAGAAAAGGCTGCTGGATACACTATCTTTAGATTCTTTAATGTCAGCGGTACTGATGGGAAAAATCGACAACTTGGCGATCCTACTCATCTTATTCGTGTTGCTGCTATGGTTGCTGCTGGAAAGCGTGACACTATAAGCGTATACGGTACAGATTACAATACCAGAGACGGTACTACTATTCGTGATTATGTACATGTAGTCGATCTTGCAAGTGCTATTGTAAAAGCTGTTGAAACCGGTCCAACCAATACCCCCTATGAGTGCTTAGGGTCTAACAAAGGATGGACTGTGCTCGAAGTGCTTGATGTTATGGAAAAAGTTACAGGCAAAAAACTTAACAAAATTCTATCTCCAAGAAGAGAAGGCGATGCCGTTTCGTCAGTGGTAGATCAACTTAGTACATTTATCAAGTTGGAAAAAACTATAGAAGATATGTGTTTTGATCAATATATGTTAGAAAGGTCAAAAAATGGATAACGACGAAGTAAATAAGCAATACGAACTAATTTTTTCCAACGATGATTACATTAATATCGATTTGAATGATATAAACTCTTTAAGCACTATTACAATTTCAGCACTTGGACAAGCTGATCAAGTATTAACTAGCGACGGATGGCAATGGATATCTAACACTAAACAAGAAGTTGTATTCGAAGATACAATGCCGAATCCACTTATTGTAAACGAGATGTGTAAAGAATACCCTGCATTGGACAAAGCGTATGAAAATTTTAAAACAATTTACAAAATGGTTAAACAAGACTGGGACGGAAAACAAAAAGACAGTGGAAACTGATTTTAATTACACTCCTAGTAAAGATATCTATCAAGAAATTCGTGATATAAGAAACGAAGCAAAAAAGAAATATGAACGAA